AGACGATTAATAAATAAAACATAAAAATCTTTTCCACAATGTGGTTTTTCTGATTTATAAAATAAAATAACTAAATAAATTTTATTAACTTAGACACCATTAAAACTCCTTTAGGAGAAAGGTATGTCTTTTCTACATATTTATGATGATATTATTTCTTCAGGTCTACTCCATCTAACCAAATATTCTATCTTTACTGTAACTTCAATACTTGCCAAATCAGTTGACCCATTAGGTGGTCCAACAAATACATGATAATAAGCTTGTTCATTTGGCAATCCATTAACATCTGAACTTAAATCACTATCTCCTTTAGGATGTCTAAAGAATTTCCTTGCACTAAATGACTGATTAACCCACTTTATACATTGTGAATTACTTTGATTCATACCCATCATCTTATAAGAAACCATTGGCCATCCTCTTTCCATAAAGTTTTGCATAGTACTTGTTGCACATGATGCATCAGCATCTACAGCTATACCAACCATACATACATGTGCTGCACCAGTGGTACTTTGAAAACTAAAACAACAACTCATTTTACTACTTAATACTTCATATCTTTGATATAAATGACTCATTTCATCATAATACAATGGCTTATGACCAACACCAGATTGATCCGGATCCCACAAACCATTTGCCCTAAAAGTATTATAAGCAGGTGCTATTGCACTATTTAATTGATAATGCGTTACGTACGCATGCCTCGTTGTTCTTTCGAACGGAATAACCTGCGTAGAGAGAAATCCTGCAGCTCTTCTCCTACCCATTCTTCCAGTTTTCTTAGGTACAACCTTACCATACCGCCTACGCTTTCCATTATACACCGGTAATTTATAATTACCGACAACTGTTTCACCAAACACTCTCTTAGACATAACATAAATTCAAAAACACTTTCCAATTTTTTTAAGAAATGAAATTATAAAACATTTTTTTTTCTTTAAAAATACCACTTTTCATCATGAAACACGTCATCACTTCATTCCACGTCATTATGACGTCATCAAAAAAAATTTTTCCCCCGGGCATCACTGGCAAGATACAACAACATTTAAAATATCTAGATATTTTGGCATGATGTTGGCACGAAGTTGCGAGGTAATAGTACGGATAAATCCTTTCTCGCAACTTTTTGTTTTTTTTCGTGTGGGCTAACGCCCACTCTCAAATCTATTTTCTATTGGTACCGGGTAATGGGTATTGAATCCCTGGACAATAGGCCGGTGCTTGATTTCAAGGGTGACTCTATTGTCCAATTGGATAATGAAATTTCATTCTATTACACAATAGTTTTCCAATAGTTTAATATTATGACGTATTTTTGGAAGCATTACGTCATTGTTCCAAATTAATTATTTATTTATTTAAATACTTAAATATTTTTTTTTAAAATTTTTTAAAATTAACGAAAAGTATTTTAAAAAAAATAATAATATAAAAAAATGGTAGAAGGTATATCAACAACAAATAATAACAGTAGAGGAAAGAATTGGTGTTTCACAATTAATAATCCAGAAATTATTAATTTATTTCCAAATGGAATTCCTAATTCAATTAATTTTTTAATTTATCAACAAGAAAAAGGTATAAATGAAACTGAACATTTACAAGGTTATGTCCAATTCACAAAAACACTTAGAAGACAGCAAATATTGACTTTAGAAACAACAGATACAAATGAAAATATTATATATCCATTTGCTAGATCACATTTAATTATTTCCAAAGGAACACCTGATCAAAATATTGCCTATTGTTCTAAAGAAGAAACTAGAATTGCAGGACCATGGAAATTAGGAAATGAACCTAAGAAACAAGGACAAAGAACTGATCTTTCAGAAGCAGCTTCTATACTTATGAAGACTGGAGACATAACACAAATAGATCCAGGTATACTATTAAAATATGCATCAGGATGTATGAAACTATGCTCTTTAGCTACAAGCCCATATAGACCAAACATACAAGTATACACATTAGTAGGAGAAACAGGAATAGGTAAAAGCTATGCTGTTTACTCTAGATTTCCCAACGCCTACAGACCTCTTCTTGGAAACAGTGGAATATGGTTTGATGGTTATCACGGACAAGATGTAATTCTTTTAGAAGAATTTAAAGGACAAATTCAACTACAAAAATTACTTCAACTTTTAGATAGTTATCCAGTACTTTTAGAAGTAAAAGGAGGTTCTATACCAGCTATGTACACAAAAGTTTTTATTACTTCTAATTATGATGCTAACCAATGGTATGCAGATGAAAAATTCAAGAGAAATTCTGAATTCCAAGCTCTATATAGAAGAGTTGGATATTGTAGAGGTAATACAACAAATTACATATATGCAACAGATAGAAAAGAACTAAATTCTAAATTAGATATAGCTCTAAATCCTCATGAAACAGATACAAATACAACAACAACTGATACACAAATTATGGATTTAGATAATGATAACACAGCTCTTAAAAGAACAGAATCTATAATAATAGACGATTAATAAATAAAACATAAAAATCTTTTCCACAATGTGGTTTTTCTGATTTATAAAATAAAATAACTAAATAAATTTTATTAACTTAGACACCATTAAAACTCCTTTAGGAGAAAG